AGAGATTACTGCTTCTAAGTTTGATGATAGTTTCAGACTGGAGGCCTATCTGGTAAACACTGATGGATTTGGTACACCATCTGATGTTCTTACTAAGTTTGGTGTCAGAGAACAAGACGAGATTACATTAGTAGTATCCAAAGAAAGGTATGATGACTTTATAACTCCTTTTATAAACAAATTTCCAGCGGAATCTAGAGCAAGTGCAATCTCACCACAAGAAGGTGATTTGATTTATCTACCTTTAGATAATGCTTTATTCGAGATCAAATATATTGAAAGAAAAGTACCGTTCTACCAAGTAAATGAACTCTTCATGTATGAGTTCAGATGTGAAATCTTTGAGCCTGAGGATGAAGTTGTTGATCTACCTGATGGATTGACTGATAAGAATGGTGAAGATGTGGATGATGGTATCATCACTCGTGGTAATGTTATTACTTTACAACTAGACAAGGATGATAATACAAATGCTCTAGCATATGTTTCACTTGCATCCACAGTTCCAGGCGTAAAATCTGTTCAACGTGTGCCACTATTCAATGATGGTAACTACTTAGGAACTCCATCTGTACAAATATTCAAACCAAAACAGGGTAATCAGGCCACTGGAACAGTAACTATTGCAGAAGGTGGTATTGATACTGTAACTCTAACAAGCAGTGGATCTAATTATCTTAGTATTCCTACTATATCATTTACTCCACCCAACCTAACCACATCATCACAGATTAAATTTGGTAATAATTCATTACATCATACTTCAGTCACAGACGTAATTGGTGCTAACTTTAAGTTTTTAACTAATGTAGACTCAAGAGATACTGGTAATGGTAGACTATCATTAAGTTTCTGGTTATATCCCACTAAGTTTGATCCAGCTGTAAATGGTGGAACAATCATGTGGACTGATAGATTTAAGATATACTATAGAGAAACAGGTAACGTAATCTTTGCTTCTGGTTCTGGATCTATAGAGAACACTACACAACTCAATCTAAATGCTTGGAATTTTATCAGAGTAGAACAATACAACACCGACGCAACTATATCTGTAAATGGAACTGTAAGTAATAGTCTTAATACTGCAAACCCAATCATGTTCTTTGCAGGCGATATTCTAACGTTAGGTGCTGACACTGCTGGTGCTGGATTCATTCCTAGTCAAACTGCATCATTTGAAGGATTCTTAGATCACCTAACTATCAATTTGACTGGTGATAATGCACTAAGAAATACTACTGCAACTCAAGTTCCTACGACTGAAACACAACAAGAGACTGATGCACAAACTAATAGTAACGCTTCATTTATTCGCAAGATGGATAATGAACACCCACAAGTGGTTGCAACAACTGACGCAAACAGAGTTGTAACAGGACTAACTATCAACTATGAGGGTTGGGGATATACCTCAGTTCCTCTTATGACTATAGAATCACCAGCATTAGGAACTCAGGCAACTGCTGTTGCTATCATGACAAGTAGAACTGGTGTTCCAAATCAGTCAGTAGATAGAATACTAATTACAAATCCTGGCGCTGGATACACAGAACCTCCACAGGTAACATTTACTGGTGGTAATCCTATTTCTGTTGCGATTGCTACTGCTGTTATATCAGAGGCAGTGTTAGGGCCTATTGGAATCACGACTGGTGGTAAAGGATATACGTTTACACCTACAGTGGGTATTACATCTGTGTACATACAACAGTCAAATGAAACCATACCATTACTACAGAACGCACAAGCAGAAGCAGTTGTAAGCACCGCAGGTACAGTCAAAGAAATTAGATATAGTAACGCTGGCGCTGGTTATACTAACACAACTGCATATGTTGGTATTGAGTCAGTGACATCAAGTTTCTTTGGTGAGTTTGAAGTTGATGAACTAGTAACACAGGTATCTACAGGTACAAGTGCATATGTAGCTAACTGGGATACTGCAAATAATATCCTCAAAGTTGTTGCAGCAAGTGGTGACTTTACTATAGGAGAGACAATCGTTGGTGCAGCTGCAAGTTATAGAATCTTATCAACAGGAAATGATCTTTCTTCTGACATACCTTTCGCTAGTAATGAGGTTCTAGAGACAGAGGCAGATGAGATTTTAGACTTCACAGAAAGAAATCCATTTGGGGAATTCTAAATACTTTCATAAGGTGGTAATATTATGTTAACAAATCATTTCTATCATGAGATCATTCGTAAGACAATCGTGTCTTTCGGAACCCTGTTTAATAACATCGAGGTACAACATACCGATAAGAGTGGCAAGACAATAAGTGTCGTTAAAGTGCCAGTCTCTTATGGACCTCAGCAGAAATTTTTAGCAAGAGTATCTCAGGGTAGAGAATATCAGGATGAGAGAAACATTGGAACTACACTCACCCTACCAAGAATGTCATTTGAAGTCATAGGAATGAACTATGACTCAACTAGGAAAGTCTCTACCATGCAGACGTTTAAGTCTACTAACAAGAAGACAAACAAAATGATCAAGGCTTTTATGCCTGTTCCATACAATATCAATATGCAACTTAGTATATTATCTAAGTTGAACGAAGACGCAATACAAATATTAGAACAAATACTACCATACTTTCAACCAGCATTTAATTTAACAGTAGACCTAGTAGATGTGATTGGAGAGAAGAGAGACATGCCAATCACTTTAGAAGGTATACAAATGGAAGATAATTATGAAGATGATTATCTTACAAGGAGAGCTTTGATATACACACTGAACTTTGTGTGTAAGACATATCTATTCGGTCCTATTAATAATAGTACTGATGGACTTATTAAGAAAGTTCAGACAGATTACTATACAGAGACAGAAAATCTCAAGATTGCATCCAGACAACAGAGATATACTGCTGTTCCTATCGCAGTCAAAGATTATAATAAGGATGACACTGCTAGAACAAATGAAATAGTTAAATCCGATATCACTGAATTCTCTGTAAATAGTGCTACTCCATTTTCTAAAGGCGACTACATACAAATAGATGATGAGAAAATGTTGATTAGAGCAATCTCTGGAAACAGGTTGACTGTAAGGAGAGGTGAGTTTGGTAGTTTAGTTATGGCACATGACATCAACATTCCCATCAGTACGATCAACGCTCAGGATGACACTCAAGTAATTGAACAAGTTTTACAGAGTGGTGATGATTTTGGATTTGGTGAAACTATTACAGATTATGCTGATGGTCAACAGTTCAGTACTAGTCAACAAAGGGATGCTGAGACATGATTGAAGACGAAACATTTGATTCTATAGATGACGCTCTAGACATAACGGATAGGGGTGCTGAGATCATGAAGAAAGAACCTGTCTCTAAACCTGTCAAAAAAGTAAAATCTGGTAAAGAAGATCTTACAAAAGACTATGAATATAGTAGAGCTCAGTTGTATTCTCTAGTTGAGAAAGGACAGGAAGCAGTTGATGGTGCATTAGATGTTGCACAACAGTCAGATTCTGCAAGAGCATATGAGGTTGCTGGTCAACTTATCAAACACGTTGCAGATACAGCGGATAAGTTAGTAGATCTCCAAAAGAAAATGAAAGATATTGATGAGGTAAATAATAAGCAGAACACTACAAATGTCACCAACAATTCTTTGTTTGTGGGAAGCACTGCTGATCTACAGAAGATGCTTAAGAAAGTCAGTAAAGAGAATCAATGAAGACCTACCAACAATTCAACGAATCTCTAAAGGATTGGTATAATAAAGGTAGGAATGTTAGAATTCCTAATGAGGATAAAGCTTCCTTTAAGACTTTACGACAAGATGATCGTGCTCAACAGGGTAAGTTCATTAAACCAGAATCCAAAGGTAAAGCTGCAAGTAGATTGACTGATGATGATTTTGAAGGTGGAGCATTACCAAGAAATATGAGTCAACTTAAAGATTTCATGCAAGGAAAAGGTGGTGCAACTTGGTCATTCACCAGAGGTATGAAAACTGGACCAACTGCTTTAACTAGACAAACAATCGAACGTCCTTTAAAGAAGATTGGAAAATTAGCAAAAATGTTAAAACAATGAAAAGTTTTAGATCTGTAAACGAAGAAGGTAACTGGCAAAGACTGAACAAGTATGGTGCAACTTACAGCATCACTTTTCAGTTTAGAGGTCAGACTAAGATGCTTCAGATGTTCTTTCCCCAAAGAGCAAGACCATTGAAGAAGAATGTTCAATATGAATTAAATAAGATATATCCAGGCGGTAAAGTATTATACTTTGATGCTAGTGATAAAGATCCTACAAAACCTCTATTAGTAATTGACTCCTAATAAATTATGCCTAGTCATGAACAATACCTTGGAAATCCTAATCTAAAGAAAGCTAACGTTGCTCAGAACTTTACAAAGAAACAAGTTACTGAATTTCTAAAGTGTGCCCAAGATCCTGTGTATTTTGCACAGAAGTATGTGAAGATCATTAACTTGGATGAAGGTCTAGTACCATTTCAGATGTATGACTTCCAAGAAAAGTTAGTTAATAATTTCCATAACAACAGATTTAATATATGTAAGATGCCTCGACAGTCAGGTAAGTCAACGACTGTAGTATCATATCTTTTACACTACGCCATCTTCAACGATAGTGTCACAATAGGTATCCTTGCAAACAAAGCTCAGACTGCAAGAGATCTACTTGGTAGATTACAAATTGCATACGAGAACTTACCCAAGTGGATG